TCAGTCGTGCAGGTGTTCGGCGGCGTGCAGGGTATTTTCCAGCAGGCAGGCGCGGGTCATCGGCCCGACGCCGCCCGGCACCGGGGTGATCCAGCTGGCGCGTTGCGCCGCCACCTCGTATTCCACGTCGCCGACCAGGCGGCCGTCGGCCTGGCGGTTGATGCCGACGTCGATGACGATGGCGCCTTCCTTGATCCACTCGCCCTTGACCAGTCCCGGCTTGCCGGCAGCGACCACCACCAGGTCGGCGCGCGACACATGGTCGGCCAGGTCGCGGGTGAAGCGGTGGGTCACGGTGACGGTGCAGCCACCCAGCAGCAACTCCAGAGCCATGGGCCGGCCGACGATGTTCGAGGCGCCGACCACGACCGCGTCCATGCCGTACAGGTCGGCGCCGGTGCTGGCGAGCAGGGTCATGATGCCTTTCGGGGTGCAGGGGCGCAGCAGGGGCATGCGCTGGGCCAGGCGGCCGATGTTGTAGGGATGGAAACCATCCACGTCCTTGTCCGGGTGGATACGCTCCAGCAGCAGGGAGGCGTCCAGGTGGGCGGGCAGGGGTAGCTGGACCAGGATGCCGTCGATGGCGGGATCGTCGTTCAGGCGGTCGATCAGGGCCAGCAGGTCGTCCTGGCTGGTTTCGGCGGGAAGATCGTAGGCCTGGGAGAGAAAGCCGACTTCCTCGCAGTCCTTGCGCTTGTGCGCCACATAGACCTGAGAGGCCGGATCGGTGCCGACCAGGATCACCGCCAGGCCGGGAACGCGCAGGCCTTGCTGGCGGCGCTCGGTCACGCGTTGGGCTATCTGCTGGCGAAGGTTGGCGGCGATCGCTTTGCCGTCGATCAGTTGTGCGGTCATGTCGGAAGGGTAACCATCGAATCGGGTGGAAAAAGGACGCGCATTTTCGCATGGACGCCGCCCGGGGCAAAGGAGGCGACCCGCGGATTTGCCGTAACTCCTTTATATAGCTGAATTTTTTTAAAAAACCCGTTGACGGCCTTTCGCCCCCTGTATAACATGCGCCCCGCTTGCCGAGCACAGCCGGACGCAGGGTAAGAGGTAATGCAAGTCGGTTGCTGACTTTGTGATTGCCAAAGCTTAAAGTTTGCGCTCAGCATTGAATGCAGATGAATAAAGCGCCCGTAGCTCAGCTGGATAGAGCATCCGCCTTCTAAGCGGATGGTCGCAGGTTCGAGTCCTGCCGGGTGCGCCATTCGGCGAATCGGCAAGAAGCAGGCAATGTTTTACCGCAAGTCGTAATATGGTGGGCGTAGCTCAGTTGGTAGAGCACAGGATTGTGGCTCCTGGTGTCGTGGGTTCGATTCCCATCGTCCACCCCATATTCCGAAGCGCCAGGCCCGGGGCCTGGCGTTTTCATTTCCAAGCAGTGTCCCGCGGACGTGGTGGAATTGGTAGACACACTGGATTTAGGTTCCAGCGCCGCAAGGCGTGAGAGTTCGAGTCTCTCCGTCCGCACCACCTTCTAAATCAAGTGTTTACGAGCTTCAGCGGCCCTCCATGTAGGTGCGCTGGATTATCATCGTGAACAGAACGTGAAACGCGACTTTCACGGACTTGATCAAGAACCCCAACCGCATCCCTTACCCTGGCCGGAGCAAGATGGGCATATCGCTCAGTCATCGCGACCGTCGAGTGTCCGAGCAGGTCCCGGACATCCGCCAACGGAACGCCGGCGCTTACCAGCCATGCCGCGCAGGTGTGGCGCAAGTCGTGAATCGTAAAGTCCACAATCTTCGCTGCCTGGCAGGCCTGCTTGAAGCCGGCCGAAAGCGATATCACTCGATCACCGTTAGCGCGCGCAAAGACCCAGGGGCATTCCGGGCTGGTCTCGGACCTGAATGCCATTCGTCGCTTTAGTGCTGCCATCGCCCCTTCGTTGATCGGGATGCTCCGGCGCTTGCCTGCCTTCGTGTGGGATGCCTCCAAGTAGATCAGTCGATTGGCAAAATCCACTCTGCGCCACTCCAGACCAAGCATTTCCTCCCGCCGGCATCCGGTGTTCACCGCTAGGCGGATGAAGTCCTCAAGCATCGGACCAAACTTCTGCCCGCGCGCGGCTCGGCACAGGCCCTCGACCTCTGCCCTGGTCAGCCAACGATCACGCCCCTCGGCCTCGCGCATCTTCCGTCCCTTTACAGGGTTCGGGAGACCCCACTCCAGTTCGGTGTTGCAGTGGTTGATAGCCGCGGAGAGGGCAGCGAGTTCGCGGTTAATGGTTGCCGGAGATGCGCCGGCGTCCAATCTGTGCGTTCCGTAGCCCCGGATGTCCTGCCCCCCTAGATCGTTGATCACACGTCCGGCAAAATACTCGCGCAGCGGCTTTATGCGGTGCACGGTCGTTTCGTAGCTGCGCTGATGCTGGCGAGCGTGTTGCAGATACGGAATGATCACCTCCTCAAAGGTTCTGGGCGGATTCACGCCCATTTCCTTTTCCTTCCACGCTTTCGCGCGTTCCTGTTGCTCTAGTGCTTTCGCCGCCGAGTAGTCGGCAGTTCCAGAAGAGCGTCTAACAAGCTTTCCTGTTGCTGATTTGAAAGAGATCCACCAGTAGGCGGAGTCGTTTCTCTTGTACGGCATACTTCCTCCGGTACGCCGACCGCGTCGCGCATGCTAGCAGCGGCTTCCTCTTCAAGCATCTGTTCGAGCTTTTCCTTGTGCACCCGGATGGTCTTTTTGAACCTGACCACTGGGATCAGCTTTTCGTCCGCGTAGCGGTACGCGGTCCTGCGGCTCACGCCGAGAATGCCGGCGGCCGCCTCAACTGAAATCAAAGACATAGCGAGACCTTGGCCGATCAACGGCATCGGTTTGGAGGGTAGAATTCGTGCTGGCTTGGCCGGGCATGGCGCCCGCATCGGGCAATATGGGGGTTAACTGCCCGGTCAGGCCTTTGGTAGGATTTAGACGCCCAGCCGGGTTAGCTCAGGGAGAGCTAGTGGCGCCCGGTTGGGTTATTGACTTGCCGATCTCGGCGGCGGCGCGGACTTGCCCAGCCTGGTATGCCTCGCACAGAAGGGCGTGCAGAGACACAAGCTCACCATTACGCTCCAGCCTGAACAGCGAAATATCGCTGCCTTGGCATAGTTTCTGGTCGGTAATCCAGCGCTCACACGCCGCCCGCGCCGCCAGTTCGAGTAGTTCGCGGTCGTTCATTGCGTTGCTCCTTTGAATAGGGTGCGCAGGTCTTCCATGACCTCAACCGCGACGCCCTCTTTGTTGTACTGGTCTGCATAGTCGTATGCGTTGAGGATTGCGCGCATGCCCAATAGAAGCGCCTCGTTCTCCGCCTTGAGCCTGTCGCATTTCTCGTCCAGCACCTTGATCGTCTCGTCCCGGCAGGCGATTCCATCGTGAGGCGTGCGTTCGTCTATCTCCAGCCTGGAGCGAAGCCCGTCGATCTCGTCCAGCAGGGCGAGGATGGCTTTCGGCTCGACAGCTTCCCGAAACTTGGTTATGGCGAATACGTGTTCAAGGCTCGGCGTTCCATGCAAGGCATCAGCCCGCTTAGCCAGCCTCCGCAGCTCTGCGTGGTCGGTCATGTCTTTTCTCCCCATTTCACTTCGAGCCACAGGTCAACGAACTGGCGTTCTTCGGCTCGCACAGCGCAGACGTAACCGAGTCCGCGCAGTTCCTTCAGGATCGCGATGCAGAGCTTCGGGTAATCGCATTCGTTGCAGTAGGTGCTGGTGCCGAACTCATAGTCACGGGTGGTGTACACGTACTTGCCTTCGGCGGCTGCTTTTGCGATGCCTGCAAGGATGGTATCTACGGCGAACGCAGGGTCTTGTTCGCGAGCTATATCACGCGCTTGCTCAGCGGTCAGTCGGCTCATGGTTGCTCCTAGATAGCGGTTGCGGAATAGGTTGGCCGTGCATATCCAGATACCGCGAAGGTTTGCGCATCCCCTCCGAGGCGACGGACCATTACTGTCACGCACCCGCCGTCGGCGATGTTGTAGTCAGCATTTCTCCGCTCATATTGCTCGGCCCAGTCACATGCTGCGGCGGCATGGTCGTACGAATCGCGGATGTGCATCGCGTCTTCTTCTTCCTGGCCGTAATCAGGGCACCAAACTCGATAGTCGCTCATTCACTTCACCTCGATTCCGGCTTGCTGGAGGGCTTCGGTCACGCGCTCAAGGCAGTCGTTGAAGCCGGCAGATCTTGGATTCTCATCGTCTCCGGTCGAGTTCAACGGATCGCGACGCTCCGGCAACTCCACCCTCAGAGCCGCGCGGCTGGCTTGCCATATGCGCCAGTCATGATGTGGTGTGTCGTGGATGTATTGATGCGGCGGATGCTCATATCGATCAAGGGTGAAGCCATGGTGCCCATCCTTAATTTGGGCCGCGTAGTTACGCACGAACCACGCTTCAAACTCTTCTCTCATGTCAGGCATGGTCAGGACTCCTTTGGATAGCCGCGCAGCCGGTCGGCTAGCTCCATCTCTGCGTAATAGGCGCTCATGCTTTCGGCGTCATTGAGGTTCAACGTCCCGTAGACGTGGCGGTTGTAGAATTGCGTGGTTCCTCAATGGCGCGTGTCGGATGGGCCATAGCTACGCCGAGCCAGTTGTAAGCTGACGCGGTGCGGTAGTACTTCAGGCCAGCCAGTTCATGCCGGCGCGGCGGGCGGAATTGTGGGGGCTGGTAGGGCATATGCAATCCGGGTAGGTTGAGCCTACATTTTCCAGATTGCTGTATATGCGTACAGTGGATGGCGATGGGTGGCTATGCCTGTCTATGTCCGAACTTCTCGAAGTAGAAGACGACCGGCTCACCTGTCTCCTGGATCAGGCCGTATGCCTTGGCCAGGCGGTAGATTGGGTGATAGGCATTCAGACTGTTGACGTGCCCAGCCAGCCATTCACGCCACACCTCAAGCGACATGCTTCCTTTGCTGATGTTGCACGGCGGACAAGACGGCATCATGTTTTCCATGCGATGGTTCTCGGGATGCAGCGCGTCTCTTCCGGTGACGTAGCTGCTCACTCCACGCTGAACGGCTTCGTAGTGGTCGGCATGCCATCGCTCTGGAAGGTCGACGCCGCAATATGCGCACCTCCCTCCAAACTTCTCCCGAAGCTCAGCGCGCTGCTTCTTCGTCAGCTTCATGGCGTAACTCCCTCCTGCTCGCTCAGCAGGGCGCGCAGGTCGTTCGCAATTTCAAGCATCTTCTTCGCGCGTGTCGTGGCCGCGTTCGTTCCTGCCGGAACGTTTTCGCAGTTCCAATCGGACTCTCGCCGGCACTCCCGCTCTATGCGTCGCAGCAGATCCTCGCTGACCACCACATGGCCTGCGGGGACGGCTCTGGTGTTCCAGTCAGCGATGGCGATTTCACGCTGATCTTCTATGTCTGGGACCATCATGGTTTCGCTGTCGAGGAACACGCACTCGGCAGAGTGATCGCCTACGATCCGGTGCCAGTCGTGGTTGCTCACCAGGCGCATCGAACATCCGCAGAACGGACAGGGTTTCAGTTCTTCAGCCATTGGACTTCCTCCTGCGGGAAAGACGCCAGAGCCGCCAGATGACGATTGGTGCGCCTATGGAGACGGCAATCCAGTTTACCGGCCACCACCAGACCAATGATCTGCGGGTGATGCATTGGTCTCCGACGTAGACAGGAAGGCCGTGATAGGAGAAAAGGGTCAGGTATTTTTCGAACCTCAGAACAATCATTTGCTCTTCTCCGTATCGATCAGCGCTCTGCACACGGGGCAGTCCGGATCGCGCGTTTCGTGCCCTTCGAGACCATCAGGGCAATGCCCGTTGTTCAGGTGCCCAACCTCCCCGGTAGCGAACCGGCGCAGGGTATCGAGCGCGGACGCGCTGACCGTCTTGCCGTTGCGGCGCGCCAGTTCGTCGAGGCAAGCGTTCCAGCCTCTGCAATAGTGGGCGCTCTTCCTCCGGTCGTTGGCAGCATCCGGCACAACCACCACCCTTGCGCGCAGTTCCGATAGTTCGCCGAGGCAGGCTTTCAAGTGCGCTTGCAACTGATAATTCGCTGCCTGCTCGTCGCAGAAGTTTTTTCGAGCGAGGTCTCGTTCGAGTTTGAAATCGTCTCTCGCCATTCGCAGGTCCGCGACTTCCTTGAGTGCAGCATCACGCTCGTCCCGATGCGCGTTACGGCTCCCAATTAGAACCTGCTGGCTGTGCTTCAGGGCCGCGACTTCCTCCCTGAGCGCCTGGGCCTCTTCGGCGAGGTCGTCGTAGTCCTGGCTAAGGACGAACTCCCCGAATTGGCTTTCTTCCCAGCCATAGATATTTCCAACCGGGCTGATCTTCTTCACCTCACTCATGGATCAGTCCTCCGGATACAGGTCGTATTTGCGGCAGATGGCGTCCATTTCCGGGCGCGCGCGGAAAATCCAGAACTCCCCGCCATCGACGCTCACCTGATAGATGTACTTTGTGCTCGGAAGGATCTTCCCTCGGTCGGATCGAACGGCCTCAACGATCAGCCAGTCGTCTGCATCGACGTCCTGCCGTCCGAAGCCGGCACGGTCGAACCAGTAATAGGCATCGCATTGATAGTGCTTCCGTGCCGTACGAAGCTCGTCGCATAGCAGTTGCATCACACCCCCTCCTTGCCGGGCGCGGCGGCGAGAGATCGCAGACCATCATGGATGGCTCGCAGGTCGTCGTCGGTCGGCTCTGTGCGCAGGTACAGAACTACGGAGCGCGGATAGGCGAAGTCTCGTCCGATCCCTGACACCTCCGGCACGCTGTGCTGAGCCTGGGCGGCATCCTCGGACGCCTTCACGCATGACTTGATCGAGGCCAGCAGGTAGGACCATGCGAAACCGCGCTCCTGGGACGGGCGCAAGCCGAGCGCACGCGCTACGTCATCGCGACACTGCTTGTCCAGCTCCGCGACCCTGGCCAGGGCGGCGCGCAACTCCGCTCGTAGTCGTTCGTTATCCTGGCGAATTCCATTGTTGTTTACATAGATGTTGACGCGGTTGCGCTCCGATTCCAGTTCAGCCCGCAGTGCCCCGACGATGCTCTCGTGCTGGGCTAGCAGCGACAGCACGTAGTCCACGGCGGCTTGCTCATTGGGGCCGAGCAACTTCTCTTCGGACTTGAAGCGACGCATGAAGTACGCGGCCCGTTCTGGCGACATTTCCGGCCGCTCCGCCTCTGCCTGCTCCGCCTCTGCCTGCTCGGCCTGCGCCGGGGAGGGTTGCGCCAGGGCGGCGCCGGCCAGGCCCTGGGCGGCTTGCGTCGGCGCCTGGTCCTTGATCATGGCCAGCAGGCTCTCGGCTGAGGAGTGAACATCGTCGAGGTCCGTCGACCAGCGGTGCGGGCTGGTGTCGTGGATGTTGTCCAGGGCTTCGACGATGCCGCGCAGGCGGGTGGCGCACTGCTCGATCAGTTGGTGTTGGGTAGATGACATGGTGGTGTCTCCGGTTGCTCCGGCGCCGGCGGCCGGCAGCGGAAGCATTTGCACAGGCCTATCCGTTGGCCCGTGGTGCGGCAGATGGTGGGGCGGTTCATTGCGGTGCTCAGGTGAAGAGGTTGGGCTGGGCGCTCTTGTCCAGCGCCTGCTGGATCTTTGTGAAGGCCTCGGGGTGCTGCTGGTCGAACGCTGGCATGCGGGGCGACTCAACCCAGGTGCCGCGCTCGGCCCCCTTGTCGAGCCAGGATCGTGTCCAGTTCGTCGCGCTGACGCCGCATTCGGCGATCTGCTTCGTGGTGATGAAGCCCTGGCGGCGAAGCGTGGCGATCACTTTCAACGCGCCTTCCTTCCATTGGGTGAGTCGCAGCGGCGCCGGAACGCCGGCGGGCACGTCAGGGACCACGATCGGGACGTGGCAGCGTTCAGCGGGGTTCCAGTCGAACAGTTGCGGCCCGCTCAAGTGCTGGAGCCAGTGGCGCAAGTGGAACTCGGGGAAGTCGACGAACTTGCCGTCGCGCCGACGGTGTCCGCGGGACGGCGCGAGCACTGCGATGCCGCACATTTCAAGCAGGCGCGCGATTCCCTGGCTGGCCTCGGTGATCCGCCCGACAATGACCATGCGGTGATCTGGCCCGGGCGCCCCGTACCGGTCCTGCCAGTGCTGCGGCAGGATCTGGTCGGCCACCTTGGCATTCAACTGCAATTTGGCCTCGACGCCGATCTGCCGGCCTTCCTCATGGACCACCAGGATGTCGAACCCGGCAGTCTCCGGGTAGCAGGTCCAGCCGGGGACTCGGTTGAACTCGTCGATGAACGCTGCGCAGAGTTCGGCCTCGCTCTGCACCAGCGGTGTATTGGATCTGGTCATGGCGTTACCCTCGGCGCCCAAGGCAGGAGTGCTTGATTTCCAGGCACGTAAAGAGGGTGGCGCGGGTGGCCATCCTTCGTCGTGCCAAGACACCAGAGGCGCCCGCCGGCGGCGGTCAGGATGCTGGTTACGGCTTCTACTCGCTCGGGCTTCGCATTGGCGCCCCAGGCGCACACGATGTCGGTGTACTCTCGGGCGGTCGCGCGCAGGCGCCAGTCGTTGTCTGGGCCTACTGGGTCGCTGTGCTGCCAGAGGTCGGCCGGGTTCGTCGCGCGCAAGGCGTACAGATTGACGACGGCGATCCCGTTGCAGCCCCAGGCCGAGGCGAAGTTGCGGCAGCGCCGGATCGTTGGATCGTCGAGCGCGGCATCAGCGGTGCTCGGATTGAGCATTAGGAAAACCGCTGTGCCTTTGTCGGCCAGGCAGTCGCCAGGGCGAGTCAGAAGGTAACGGTACTGGCCGCATTCGCTGATGATGGCGCTCATGGTGTCACCCGCTTGAACTCGACCACCCAGACCCATGGGTTTTCGGCCCAGCTTCCCTCGCCGTTGAGTGATTCCCAGAGGAAGCCGAACGCCCCCTTGGCAGTGTCGCCCCAGCAGCCGATATCGGCGCAGGCTTGCCGAGTGTGGTCGCATGGCTCGCCGCGCACTCCCTCTGCCAACGCCTGCTCTTCGCTGATGTCCTGTAAGCGCTCGACGCGAACAGCGGTGATCTCCAGCAGGATGCGGGAGGCCCAGCGCGGCATATGGATGCTTGGCCGCCAGCGCGCCTGATCAAGTTCGGCGTACCAGCAGGCGAATGGATATGGCTTGACGCGCGGGTCGTCGTAGTTGAAGGCTCCGCGATCATCAAGAAAGCCCGGCTCCTCCATAAGATCGCGAATATCCTCGTCCGCCCGATATGCCAGCGCCGGTGCGCCGCACATGTTCACGTCAGTCCACGTCTCACGCACCCACAACCGGTCGCCGGGCTCGCCGTAGGGGCAGGTGATGCGTGCGTGCAGGCCGGCATCAAGCGTCTTGAATGGCGTATTGGGATCGACCATTGAGCCGAGGAAGTCGGGCTGCGGCTTCACCACTCGGCGCGTGACCGTCTTCCTACCTTCCAGGATGGCGCGGACCATCGGTCCAGTGAACAGGATCGGACGTTCTTTCATGGCTGCACCTGCTGCGACACGGCAACTTGCGCAAAATCGCAAGCTGGCCTGTTCCAGGGATGCCGGCGCCCGGGCTTGGGCTGCTGGCGCGGGGTGGTAAGCGCGTCGCGCAGGCTCATGCCGGCGGCGACGCGGCGGCGGACGGTCGTTGCGTGGACCGGGCTCTGGAAGTGCTCCACCAGCTCGGCGATGGTCCCGGTCACTCCGTCGACGGTGAAGCGTCGGCTCTCGCTCCAGCGTTCGTGCGCGCGCTCCAGCGCTGCGGCCTGCGCCGGCGTGAACCTGCCGCGCGACGCTTCGTAGGCCAGGCGGTTGCCGAGCGTCGTGCCGTTCTTGGCCCACTCGATGGGCCCCATGGCTCCGATGATCAGGTCGAACTTCCAGCGGCCCAGGCCAAGGGCCTGCATCGTTGCGCGGCGGGAAAGCCCGCGCGCGGCCGCGTTGCGAATGAACTGTTCGGTGTTCATGCGGTTCTCTCCAGTTGCTGTTTAATGCGCCGTCCGATCCAGCGCACGACGGGGACAGCCTTGCTGTTACCGATGGCCTTGTAGCGCGGGCCGTCGACGTCGCGGACATACCAGCGCTTGCTGCGCTTGGCCTGCCGCACCGCCAGGCCTTCGGCTTGGCACGACTCTGGCGTTTCGCTGGCATCCATAGGCCGCCAGCCATCCCAGTCAGGGACCAACGTGTAGTCGTCGGGGAACCCCTGGAGGCGCTCGCATTCGCGCGGAGTGAGGCGCCGTACTGCGGAGGCGATCACCAAGCTGTCGGCCTGCGTGGCCGGGTTGCTGTGGCTGCGGAAGTTGCCGGAGCGAAGCGTCGGCGCGACATCGGCAACGATTGGTTGGCCGCGGCCAGTTCCATCCTCGCTGGCGTCGAAGCCTTCCGCCTTCAGGGTGCGGGTGATGTCGCCGGTGACGCAGACACCGTGCTGCGCGCTGGCCTGCAGCGTGAACATTGGATCGTTCTCCGCGCCGACGCCCAGCCCGGCGCGCGGGTCAGATGTGCTTCTACCTGTCCGCTTGCCGACCTCAAGCAGTGGATATGCGATAGCGACCTGGCCGCCGGCGTTGGCGTGGCTGTCGCCGTGCCCCATCGCGCGTAGCGTCGGCGCAACCTCGCCGGCGTCGGCGCCGTAGTCCTTGCAACTGAAGGCAATGGGTGGCTGACTCGATGCCGGCAGTGTGTGGCACAGCCCGGGAGTGGGTTGGCTGCGATTCGTCACGCTGGTGATCTGGTTCGGATCGAATACGGCATTTTCCTGGCCGTGGTTCCTGCCCAGCGTGTGGGCGCAATCTTGGACGACGTCAGGATCTTGCGTGCCGTGTACGACCAGCAGGCCCGACTCTGCGTCCTGTTGTGTCGCGCTGCCGGCTGCCTTCCCGTTCGCCTGGAGGGTGCCGGCGACCAGGTGGTTGGCTGCGGCATGATCTACATCCGATCCGCCGTCGCTGCTGCGAAGGGTGCCGGCCACGGCCGGCGCCACGCAGAACGTCTCGGATGCGAAGTCGTTCCGAACGCCATGCGCGGTCAGCGCGCCGGCCTGGAATAGAGACCGGCTCTGGTTCTCCCCACCGAAGGCGGGGACGCCGGCCATTACTTCGACGGCAGGCCCTTCGTCGCCCTCGCAGTTCGGACATCCCCACTGACCAAGGCTCAGGTCGAAGAGGTACCCGCAGCCTGCTGCTGCTGGTCGGCGAGTTGCCCGGCGTCGATCCAGACCGCCTGTAGCCAGGCCGGCGTCTTCGCCATCGGTTCCTTGAGCGTGCCGGCGACGATCAGCGTGTCGATCTCGCCGCCGGCGGCCAGGCTCTGGAACAGCTTCATCGCCTGCTGAGTGCGAGCAGGGATATCCAGCACGTCGAAGCGATCCAGCAACGCCAAGCGCAGGCCGGAGATCGTCGCGATGGCCAGGGCCAGCGTCGCGTCGCACCGCCAGCGTTCGGACTCGGACAGCAGGCCGTACAGCCGGCCGCCGAACGTGACATCGATGTCGGCGCTGATCTGCACGGGCGACCAGCCGGCGGTGCCGGATAGGCGCTGCAGCAGCTCGTTCACCGGTCCGATCGCGTCGGCCAGGATCTCAGCCGGGATGCCCGCGGGGGAAAGGGCATCGGCCAGGGCGCTCCAGGCGCAGACCTCGGCGTGGAATCCGGCGGCCTGCTTGATGACGTCCTGGCGCTGGGCGGCAGCATTGAACGCTTCCTGCAGCGACTGCACCTTGGCCTGCTGCCGATCACGCGCCTGGCGCAGTTCGTTGATCGCCTGTTCGCCGTTGGCGATCGCCTCGGCGCTGGGCGCCTGGGCGGTTTCGGCTTCCAGGGCGGCGGCCTGCGCGGCGGCGTCCTCGCTCTCCTTCAGGTCCCGCTGGCTGTTGGCGACGGCCCGCTGAGCGCTGGCAAGATACCCGCGGTACTCCTCCAGACGTTTCGCCGCCTCGGGATCGGCAACCTTCGCCGGCGGCTGGTGCGCGACCAACTGGCCGGCCTGCAGGTCCACGGCGCCCTGGCAATGAGGGCAGGTCAGCGGCTGGTGGGCGGGCTCGCCGCTGGCGGCGGCCTCGGCTGCCATCACCTTCTCCGACCATTCGTCCTGATTGGCCTCGTCGGTGGCCAGCTTGTTGCGCCGGCGGTCGGCCAGCGCTGCGGTTTCGCGCAGAGCGGTGATGCGGCTGGCCCGCGCCTGGGCGTCGGCGTGGGCGCGCTTGCTGGAGCCCAGGGTCTGCTGGGCCTCGTCCAGGTCCTGGGCGGTGGCTCGCAGTTCCGCGCGCGCCGATTCCAGTTCCTCCTCGCTGACGATGACCGGCGGCGCCTCCGGCTCCCACCCGTTCGCCTTCTCGCTGCCGTAATTCTCGCCGGTGACCGCTTTCCAGGCGCCGCGCGCTTCGCTGGCGTAGTCCTTTGCCTGGCCGACCATGGCGGAGAACCCGGAACGGAGCAGGGGCTTCACCTTCTCGAACAGCGCCAGGTCGATGCCCTTGGCCTTCAGGCGCTTGGCGACCTCGGCAGGGCTGGCGCTGGCGCCGGTCAGACTGAGCAGCAGCTTGCGGCGATCATCCGCCTTCAGGCCGGCAAACAGGCTGGCGTCGAGCACGTATGGCAGGAACGGCGAGTCGGCGAGCGGGGAGCCTTTGCCGCTAGGCAGCGCGACCCCGCAGGCCTGAACCTCGCCGGCATCGTCCAGCCACTCGACGCGGGCCTCGCCCTTCTTTGCGCCCTCGGTGATCAGTTGGCCGATATGCTGCTTCTGTGCAACGCGGCCGGGCTTGCCGGTGAAGGCGTGGCTGATGGCGTCGATCAGCGAACTCTTGCCGGCGCCGTTGTGGCCGGCCACCAGGAGCACCGGCGCAGAAACATCAAGGGCCGCATGACGCAGCCCTTGGAAGTTGGTGATTTCGAGTTTCGTGATGCGCATGGCTCACTCCAGGTCGAGGGCGATATCCCCCGGCTTCTTGACGACGCGGTAAGTGTTCAACTCGCGGGACTCCTCGTTCTCCTGCTCGAGCACGATGACGCCCTGGTCCAGCAGTTGGAGAATGACGCGCTCGGCTTCCTCGGTGGTGAGAGCGAAGCGCGATTGCAGCCAGGCCGCGTCGAACACGTCCTTCTTGGTGGCGACGCCGATGGCGATCTCGCCCAGGGTGTGGCCGGCGAAGCGCTCGACGGTGAGTTGCGGCAGCTCTTGGAACTCGGCATCGACGACGTCGCTGTCGTCTGCTGGTTGCATACCGCCCCAGGCGCCGGCGTCTTCCATGTCGTGGTCGCCGCCATTCAGGTCCAGCGGGTTCTGGTCCGGGTCAGGCTTGACCTGGTCCATGCCCCCGGTGAACTCATTGGCGCCGCCGATGATGAGCAGGCAATCCTTGTTCACCGCGAACAGCAGGTCCTCCTTGTGAGGGCTGCTCGGATTCACCACGAATACGGCCTTCATCTTGTCCTTCGCGGTCATCGACTCCAGCTTGCCGTAGACCGTGTCGCGGTCGCCGCCGGCAATGGTGTGGACCGCGATGGTGGCGGCATTCCGTACCTGGCGCTCCAGGCGGTCGATGATGTCCTGCTGCTTGGCCTCGGGAAGCTTCTGCCAGCAGTCCGGCATGATCCGGATTTCCTGGATCAGTCCCTGCAGCAAGCTTTTGCCGAGCGTGTCGGCGGTCATGTTCATGAAGTGCGGGTTGTTGCTCATCGGGAAGGGTCCTATTCGTTGGCAATCCGCTCCAACTGCTCGAGTTGGGCGTCGCTGAGGTAGGTGTGGGCGCCGTAGCGCTGGAAGTTGCTGCGGAGGTCGGCCAGGAACTGCTCGTCCCAGTCCGTAGCGGCGTTGAGCTCGGCCGCGCCGAGTAGCGCGGCGAACTCCCCGACCTGGCCGTACCGCTCAAGGACAGTGAGGCTGGGCATGGCCGGTTACTCGAGGTTGAGCTCGTCGGTGCCGGTGTCGCTGGTGTCCGGCTGCTGGCCCGGGGCGGGTTCGGTGATTTCGCCCGTCTCGGTGTTCACGCCGTCCGGGACCTGGTCCTGAGACTGGTCGTCAACAACGCTGTATTCGCCGGTGAGGATGGACGCGTTGTCCTGGTCCAATCCAGCGTCGGCGCGTTCGTCCAGGGTGACTGCGGTCTGCAACTCGATGCTGACCGGCAGGTACTTGAACAGCCGGCGGATGACGGTCTTCTTGGCCATCTCTTCGTAGTGGGTGACCCAAGGCCCGTTTCCGGATGCCTTGCTGGTGGCGCGTACTTTGTCGACGTCGGCCTTGCTCATGACCTCGAATTGCACACCGCCGTCTTTCAACTTGGCGACCGCGTAGACGTGGGTCATGACGCCGCGTTCACCTTCTCCCGGAACGTGCTGGACGTCTTCGTCGAGGCCGTAGCGATAGCTGAACTGGTCGTTCTGGTGCACGGTGCGCGCGGTGAGCGAAACGATCTGGCCGGAGCGCCGGGCAAGGTCAATCATCCCGCGGTAGCCGATGATCAACTGGACGTTCGACAGGCCATCTTTCGCCTTGCCGTTGCCGAACGGCAGCAGGTAGGCATGGCCGAGAGCGTTACCCGGTTCCAGGCCGAGCTGCGCGCATTGCATCACGGCGCCGAGGAAACTCTCCTGATTGCATTTCGCCAGGGCTGGTACTTTGCGGATCTCGGTCAGCGCGATGCGCGCGAGTCGGTCGGCGGTCATGTGCTTCGGAAGCGCCAGGGCCATCTGGGCTTTGATCTTCGGGTCAGTCATCAGGTGGGCCAGCGTTTTCGGCTGACCGTTGTTGGCGACATTGCCGGTCGCGGCGGCTTTCAGGGCGGTTGCGGACATGCTGGGCTCCGGTTACTTGAGGCGGAAAACGCGGGATTCGCTGGTCTTCTTGAACTGCTCGAACAGCGCGGGGTGGGCTTCCTTGAAGGCGGATTGGTCGAAGCGGTTGGTGGTCTGGGACTTCCACGTCAGTACCGACTTGCCGTTGACCGTGAGTTGGGCGTGGTCCTGCATGAAGAGCTTGATGCGCTCCTCTGCGGACTCGATCTCGTACTCCAGGCCCTTGGCCTTGGCTTTCAGTTCGCGCAGGTGGTTGAACACCTCCACGACCTTGCCATCGGCCTCGATGCTGGTTCCGGCGTCACGCTCGAACAGCCGTAGGATGTCGCTGACAGCGGTTGCTTCAGGCGGATCCAGGCGCTGGATGCGTCCCCAGAACTCGACCTCCTTCTCGCGAATCGCCGCGATGGTTTCGTCGTCCCGCTCGACGCGGTACACGCGGAAGTCGTCGCCGCCGATCAGCACGCCGAAGATGCAGACCTGGCGGCCGGTGACCATCAGGCCGTGCATGGCCTGGGCGGTGTAGTGGACTGGAATGGAATCGGTCTGAACCTCACCCCAGTCCTTTGCCTTGAACGGGCTGACCGTCTTGATCTCGATGTTTTCGCCGCTGGCGGCCTCGGCGTCGATCTCGGCGGCCATGAAGTCGTGCTGCTGGTCGCGGTAGCGGTTACCGCGGCCGACGATCTTCAGGCCGGTCTCTTCGGCCAGCAGGTCGATGACGTAGGGCTCCATCCGCTGGCCACGGGTGAAAATCTTCTGCTTCGCCGGGTCGACGGGACCGGTGCGCGGCTGGACCTTGTCCAGATACACGTCCAGCGGGGTGCGCCAGGGGCTGATGCCGAGAATGCCGGCGACATCGCTGCCGCCTAGCAGCTTGCTCCTGTCATGATGTTCAGGTGCGATTTTGAGGAGGGACACAGGCGTAATCTCCGAGGTTCTTCAAGAGGCCGTCGTACTTGCAATGGCATGATCTGCAAAGACGGATGTAGTCGTTTGGGTCGTGGTGCCTTCCACTAACGTTGGCCCACTCGAACCTGGCCTTTGGGTCGGTGGTCCCGCAGTGCTCGCACTTCATGGGGCGGCCCCGCGCGGCATAGACCCTGTTGTGGGCCGGCTTGTACTTGACCGCCTCGCCCCGCCAGCTACTGTTCTTCGCTCCGCGCTGATCTCGCTTCGCAGCTATGCGCCGCTCTATGCCGCAACGGATCATGAAGAGCCGAAGGGCACGGCAGGTACATCCGATCTCGGCGGATACTTCTTCGAGCGTCATGCCCGATTCGTAGAGATGGCGAACCAAGCCCTCGTTGAGCAGTGGAACGCGCTTACTCTGTTGGCCGCCGAGGTACTTGGTGCGGTCGAGCGCGCCGACCGATGCGAGAGCTGCAGTCATGGGGCTGGTCTCATTTCAGGGTGAGGGTGGTTGTTGCGTGAAGGCGGGGGTTGCGCCGGAAGCGCAGAACGCAGAGGTCGCCGCAGATGTTGGCGAAGAGCGGGTTGTGGTAGCCGTGGCGGTTGGCCAACTCGACGGCCTGGCGGATGCTCTTTCCGGCAAACTCTTCGATATCGTCGAGTTGGTCGTCGATGATCGAGCGAACGGGGCGGGTGGTCATGTGTTCGTGCTCCTGAGTTCTGCCCAGCGCGAATCCGCTGCGGCGTCGAGCCGGCGGCGCATGTCGTCGTAGAGGCGGGTGTCGATGAAGTCCACTGCGTAGGCCAGTTCGATCTGGCCGTGGAGGAAGCTCTGTTCGGGGCGCGGGAAGTGGGACCGGCGCATGGCCGTGATGCCTTCCTCAATCATCAGAACCGCGCGTTCATTGCTGAAGGCCATCTTCGTCCTCCTGCTCTTCGTCCTCGGGCTCCGGTTCCGGCTCCGGCTGGTCCCAGAGCGGGTCTCTGGCGAAGTCCCAGGCGTGCTGGGCGTTGCTGAAAGCCGCGCGGTTGCGGCGCTCGCGATAGGTGGTGTGCATGTGCTCCTCCGCGGTTACCAGAGGTGAAGGAGCGAACGCCGGGCGCTTCCCCGGATGCGTCAGGTCTGGCTGCGCTAGCCCCTCGACTCGTTCGCTGTTCGGTGGCGGCTCACTCGTCGAATTCGACGAACTCGCCCTCGGCGCTCAACTGGTACCAGGTGTCCGGCTTTACGCCGTTCTCCCCGACCTTGCTGGCGCGGATATGGATTAGGCTCCCCTCGTCGTCGCGATGGCAGAGAACGATGGCGCTGCCGGCAGATGCGCGAGCGCGGCCTTCGATACCCAGGGATGCGGCGACGGATTCCTTGCCGCTGACCTCGGCTGCCGAGTAGTTGCCGGTGTTGCTGGCTGCCGA